GTCCGCAGCTCCTCGACCGGCGTGCGCGCCTTCGCGGCGCGCGTGGCGAGGACGACCTGGTCGGTCTCGGATGGGCCCAGGGGCCGGCCCAGTGCCTCCGACAGCTCGGCCAGCGCGCTGTCGACCTCGTCTCGCCGCTGGGAGAATTCCCGGATCGTCTCCTCCGGGACACCGTCGACCTCCCACACGCCCCGAGGCGACCTGGTCCACCGGACGCCGAGCTCGGTCGTCAGCTGCCACCGCATCGCTGCGGTAGCGAGCGCCGCCGCCGTAGTGTCGAGATCGGTTGCAGCCGCCGACGTGACGGTAACTGCGCCCGAGCCATGAGCGGTGTAGGCAGTGATCGCTGCATGATCGGCAACAGCCGCACCCTGCTTGATCGGCCCCGCCTGTGTACTCGACAGGTTCGCATAGGCATTGGTCATTGAAACTGGACGACCTGCGGCCATTGCTTATTCCTTTCGTGAAAAGGAGCGGCCCCGGTTAAGAGGCCGCTCCAGTCAGTTACGAGGTGGTGAGGTCCGCCACACAGCCAGACGATTTCTCGTTGCAGGCCTCCAGCGTGTACTCGACCGAAAGCATCTTGCGGTCGGAGTGACCCGTCTTCGCAAGGTCTTCGGTTTTGAACCGCTGGTAGTAGCACAGCTTCCACATGCTCGGATCGACCACCAAGGCCGAACGAGGGCGCGAGAAGCGGTTGGCGATGATGTCCAGTTGCCCGAAGTCGGACACATAGACATCCGCCGCGCCAACAATGGTTGCCCGCTTGTTGCCGGTGTCACGAACCTGGTCCGCGATGCCAGCGAAGCTCGACATGGCCTTCTTGTTGAACGCGCCGACCATAACCATCGTCGGCTCGCCACCGTTTTCCCAGCACAGTTGGAGAACGTCCTTGAGGAGCGTTTCCGTGTACGCGCGCTGGGTGCCGTCGGTCGCTGCGGCCTGGATGCCGCCCGAGAAGGCGGTGTTCGAGCCGCCGGAACCCCGGCTGTCGTTGGTCTGAATCCACGCCTCGAAACCCGCCAACTGGCGAGCGGTCGATGCGTTGCCCGCGACACTGGCGTTGTTGCTGGTGAGCGACGATTCCATGTCGCGCTTCAGCTCTTTCGACCGCTTCATCAGCTGATACGAAAGCTCGTCGCCACGGCCCGCGTTGTTGGACGCGCGCTGTGTCGAAGAGACCTGGATCACCTTGTCCGAAAGCTGGGTGTAGTTGCCCAGGCGAACGGTCGCGGTGATCGTGTCGTTGGCGGGATCGTCACCTTCAACGACGGCGTTGGACGCACTCGCGGAAGCAAGCGCGTCGGTCTGCCATTCGTGGAAGGTGTTCTTTGCAGTCCCCTTGCCGATTGCCGACATGAACGGCGTTTCGGTCGGGGTAACGTCGTGGATGACATCCGTGAGGTCTTCACGGCGGCCAACCACCCCATAGGTCTGGGTAGTTCCTGTTGGAACAGCCATTACTCTTCTCCGGCCAGTTTACCTGGCTCTCTTTTGGTTTTGGATTGACGCTATCCGAGGAAACGTCCGAACACCCTTGCTGCGGCGTCCTTGTCGCCCCTCTTCATCGCGTCGCGGTCAGCAGAATAACGCTGGTTGGCGACTGCCCCCTTGCCCTGGGCCACACCGGGCCTCGACACTCGGGGCATGTTTTTCGCCTCTCGAACCTTCTCCATCTTCTTGCTCATGAGCCTGTCGTACTTTTCGGCTTTTTCGCGCCAGTCCGTGGCAGTCTTCATGGCCTTGATGTCGAGGTGATCGGCAGCTGCGATCTGCTCTGCCGTATATCCGAGCATCTGGGCGGTGGAACCAAGCTTTTGCCTGATCTCCGGCCCCTTTTCAGCGTCGAGATATTCGGGAAATTCGTTGCTCAACACAGACAGCGTGATAACCTGGTCACGCTGATGGTCCGCCATCTGTGCCTGCCGGAGTTGTTGGCCTACGGTGGCGAGGTTTTGCTCAATCCAGTGATTGTGGGCAAGCGCTCGCTCGTAAGCGTCCATCTGTTCGGCATATGTATAGGGATCGTCGGCCTGAAGCTGATGCGACGGTCTTTCGGGGAGTTGGACGCGCAGAGCCCCTAGTTGCTGCGCGAACGTCTGGGCGACGGCCTTGAACTGGTCGGAAACCTGGGCGTGAACCCGTGCCTCGACCTGTTTCGCCTCCTGCGCCTTCGACTGCACGAACTTTTCGCGCTCGGTTTCCCGCTCCACGATATATTCCTGCACGTCCCTCGGTAACTCGGAGAACTTTTCCTTGTTCTCCTTTGTCCACGATACCGGCGGGGTGATGGGAGGCAGGGACTCGTCCCCTTCCTCTTCGCCCTCTTCGGCAACGTCTTCCTCGGTTAGCTCTGGTGCGTCCTCTGCCTCAGCGGCTTCGGGTTGCTCCTGCTCTTCCTCGGGCTCGTCCTGTATCGCTGCGAAACGGTCTTCAATTGTCGGTTCAGCATCGATGACAGGTTCATCGGAGCCGCCGACTGGAGTTGCCTCCTGGGTCATTGGTCGTCCTTTTTATGTTGTCGTTGGCCGGTCTTTCCCGACTGTCACACGCCCCTAGAACGGAGCGATGTTCAGGAACCGGCGCTTGGCCGGTGAAAGCTTCTCGATCTCTTGGGCCTTGTTGCGATTCGACTGTGCGTGTTCGCCCTCGTGAACGATGTTCTCGATCTGCGCCTTTACCGACCGCGCGATTCTCGCCGCATTCGCAAGGGCTGTAATCTTCGCCGCTTCCCACGGTTGGGTTGATGCCAATTCCTCAATCCGCGCGGTGTAGGTGGCAATCACCGTGTCGAAGGCGGGATCGAGGAACTCCTCAAGGGCGTGTCTGGCGCGATGGCCGCGCTCAATGCGCTGTTGCTCGGTCATTTGTGAAGCTTCCCGCCTGAGCGCATCTTGTCCATCTTGGCGCTTGATTCGAAATCACGCCTTGAAGCATCGCGGGCAGCAAGCCGCTCCTGCATGTCCAATTCGCGGGCCTTCAACAGCGTCTCGACCTCAAGCCTCTGCTGGGCGATCTGCGCCTCTGCTGCTGCCCTTGCCTGTGCAAGCTGGGCGTCCATCATCGCCTTCTGGGCCGCGAGCTGTGCCTTGGTGGCACCCTCCTGACGCAGCGCCTCCAATCGAGCAGCAGCCTCGGCCTGCTGAAGCTGTATCTTCGCCCCAAGCTCCTGCTGCTTGAGCTGGAGCTTCATCTGCTCGGCCTGCATCTGGGCCTGGACCTTCACCATCTCTGGGTCCGGTGCGGGTTCCTGCGGGGGCTGATCGTCGGGGTTGTTCCAGAACTCGGACTCTTCCCCTAGCTGCGCGTCCCTCACGAACACGCGCATCGAATTGTACATCTTCTTGGCATCGACAATCGGAAGGCCGTTCTCATAGGCCGCCGACTGGTATCCCATCATCTCCCGAAGGAAGGCGAGGCGGGTTTCCTTTCTCGTCGCTCCCAAGCCGACTTTAACGCGGGCGATCATGTCCTCGGGCCAGCCCTTCGGATCGACCTCGACATATTGACCATCGATAGGAACCGTGATCGGCTGCCCGTATCTTCGGAGCAGACGAGCCTTCTTGGTAATCAGCCGCGCAAGGCCATTGGCGAAGTTGCGCGCGACATACTCCTCCATCTGCTCACCCTTCTGGATGAGCTGTGCCTGTCCCTGTGCGGTGTCGTTGAGAGTGACGTCGTCGAGGCCCTGGTTCAGACGAGTAATGCCCGTCCGCGACTCTCGCTTGCGCTCAAGATATTCGAGCATGGTAAAGCCAACGCCCGCGTCAAAGGCTCCCTGCCTTTCGACCGGGGGAACATTGCCCTTGTAGCGGATCATCCGCCCCGGCCTTACAGTCAAAAGGTCCTCAATCGTGTTCTCGCCGATTGATTCCTCATGAACGTAGGTCGAGGGCATGTTGGACAGGTAAATCCCGTCTAAAGATTGTCTCAGAACAACCGTGTTGATGCGCTCAAGGTCCATCACCTTATCAGCGAGTGACTGGCCGATCCTCCGATGCTGCATCGGGAACGGGCACCAGTCCTCGAACGGGTGATCGTCGGCGTCCTCCATCTCCTCAATCGAGAAGATTTTGAAGTCGCCGGTCCTGCGGATGTACAGAAGCTCGGCTATGCCGTCCCCATTGGCGTCGAAGGTGACATAATCCTCATGCCACCAGATTTGACGGGACGATCCCCTTCTTGCGCCCTGGTCGGTATGGCGGTCTTCATCCCGAGCCTGTGACAATGTGTTGTCGTCGGTGTCGCCTACGGTTGTCAGCTCGTCGATGTCGAAGCCCTCAGCGACCAGCTCATGGACCGGCCTTAGGCGCTTACGTCCCTTCAGTGCCGCGTCGGTGATCGTCCGAGCGTCGGGAGAACAATAGAACTCCTCGTTAGGAATGGCGTCGTCGCAGAACTTGGGGGGCTGGTCCTCAACCACGGTGACGTTGAAGACCGGGCCTTCCGGGCCTTCTTCGCCGGTTTCTTCGGCCTCGACGATCTTTACGCCCTGCTGCTCGGCTGCCGCCAGTGCGAGGGCAGACACGCCCTCAAGGACCTTCCTCTTCGGGGGCCGAGGTTCGCCATAGGTCATGGCGACCGCGTTCTTTTCGAGAAGGCCCGCCTTCAGCCAGTCGTGAAGAACCGAATAGCCGTCCTGCTCGTCCATCAGCAGGTGCATGATGGTCTCTGTCGCCTGGTGGGCGGCCTCGGAATTGCGGTGGACGAACTCGACCACCCTTTCGCCGGACACAATCGTTCGCAGGATCGAGATCACCATGTAGTCGGTGGTCTCTGCGGTATCTCTTGCAACGACCTGGGAGCGCCCGTCCTGCTCGTCGCCGTATGGCTCCCCATTATATCGTTCAATCGCGGTTACGCGCTGGTCCTCAAGCTCCTCGTCCTGGCAGCGGTCATATTCTTCCTTGAGGAAGCTCAGAAGCTCCGGGGACACCTCAATCATACGATCCCCTTCACATATTTGCTGTAGTCGATGGTGCGGTTGCGCTCCGAACCGGCGTCAACCGGCTTGCCTATTGCGAATGTCCTGAAGCCGTCGGCGGGATCACTGGCCCAATCGTGGAGCGGCGTGTCCTTGTAGGCTTTCAGCTTCTCGTCCCAGATTCGACGGTAGGACCTCAGCGCATCGAGGCCCTTCTCGCACTTGTCCTTGTCGAACCAGCACAGGGGCAGGATTTGCCGGACCTCGTTGATGTCGTTGGTGACGCTCTTTGTCCGGGGGACGACCCGAACGCCCTTCAGCCCCATGCTTTCGACCGTTTCCTTGATCGAGCCGGTGGTCGAGACCAGTTGCTCATAGTCGGCGTCGTGAGGGAGAAGGTGTTCGCCGTAGTTATACGGCCTCTCCTTCAGCTCCTTCACATACCAGTCGATTCCAACCGACGTGTTCGCGATGTAGTCGATCACCGCCCAGCCCAGCCCGTGCCTCTGGACGAACCAGATCACGGTCGCATCGTTGCGGCCCAAGTCCCATGCGGTGTGAACCTGCCGCTGCGGATTATACGGAACGGACGTTATCCGGCCGTCCTTCTCCAGCTTGTCGATGATCCGTGCGTAATAGGCACCCGGCAAGCCAGCGGAGAAGCTGGTCAGATACTCCTGCTCGAAGATCGCGCGACCGTCTTCTTCTCCCCGCTCGTCGATCAGCTCGGCAAGCTCTCTGTCGAGAACGTCCTGGCTGAACACCTTGGTATCGGTTGCGACCAGCCTTTCCGAGAACCAGTCCGGCAGCTCGTTGCCCATGTCGAACATGCGCTTGGCGTGGTTCAATCCACGGGGCGTGGTAATGAAGATCGCCCAGCCCCCGTTCTCGGCGAGGATCGGCCTTACCAACGACCAGGCTTGAGGGTTGCTCAATGCCCATTCGGAGAACACCACCCCCACGGGAGGTGAACCAACAAGCGCGTCGTAATTGTCGGAGCCGATGACCTGCCACGTCGATCCGCATTTGAAGCGGATCATCATGTCCTGCTCGCGGGTGGTCTCTCTCAGCTCCTTTGGAAACGCTCGGTCAATCCTCCGTTGGCCAGTGTGAGGATCAACCGCGTCCCAGATTGCTTTCCGGGCTTGGTTCTGCTGCGGCAATAGGTGCCAGTAGGGGCCTATCCTCTCGTGCGCCGCACAGGCGGTGAAATGCAGCGCAACGTCGTCCTTGCCGTGCCTTCGGGGCCAGATCGCAACCGCCCGCTTTCCCCCGCCGTGCATGTAGCGCCACAGCGGCAATTGGTAATCGCGAGGCTCCCACTGGTTGGGGAGCAGGATTTTGGTCACGGCTTCTGGATAACCACGGTTACGCCAGCGACATCCTCGCCCTCGCCG